CGCGGCAGACATGATCACGCCGCTGATCGTTTCGACGGTCTCCCCGTCCACCTTGAAGGCCATGAGAAGCCCGCTGACCAGTCCGATGACCGCCAGCCAGAACTTTCTGCTCGTGAGTTTCCGTTTCCAGTCAATAGTCATTATTCTGCCTCCTGAAAGATTTTGCACTCGCCGTCAAATTCCTTTTTGACCTCTTCGATGGATTCCGCCACCACGTTGTAAGCCGCTTTCTTCGTCACGACGATGAATACTTTCTTGTCCATGTTATTTCTCCTTCAGAAATTGGATTGCGGTCTTGATTTCCGCGATATCTGTACTGATCTCCCCGAATCGTTCCGCGTAACCGTTGTGTGTGTCCAGTTTCCGGTCAACGGTCTGCATCCACAACTCAAGTCTTGCGTCCCTCTGTGCTTCTGCAATCTTCTGCTTGCTTGCCACTGCCCGATTATTAACCAGGCAGACAATGACTGCCACAAGCCCTGAGATGATCGAGGCAATAACGGTTGCCTGCGCCGGTGTAAGATTCTGCATTGGTATCACCCCCGCTCCATAAGTTTGGCCCAGCTCATAGGGCCGACTGCTCCGTCTGCGTCAAGCTGATGCTCCTGTTGGAACTGCTTGACCTTGTCCGTCAGCAAGGTCCCCCAGATGCCGTCAACCAAAACATTGTAACCACGGCACTTGAGCAAAGCCTGAAGCAGCCACACTTCGGCCCAGCCCGTGCAGTGTTCGTCAATCACCCTCGGCGGCCAGGTATCAATCTTTGGTTCCTCTGCCGTCTCAGTCTCAGTTGTTGCAGATCCCGAAACAACTGCCGTCCCTGACAGGTCAAGCTCTTTTCTGATCCGCAGTGCCGCCTCATAACGTGCCTGAACGTTGTTGACAGCCGGTCTTTCATACTCACGGCAGATGCGGTCAGTGCAGTCCCAGATTGCTTCTGCGGTCTTAAGGAACTTGAACAGACCTGCATACTCATTCCGAAGCTCCTGAATCGCAAAATCCACTTGCAAGGCTACATCATCAATCGGAGTATGTGTTCCCTTTGATAAATCCCACAGATTCCGTTTCCTCTGTGGATACGTCCACTGAGCAAGGCCAAAGCCCTTCTGATCCATCGCGAAACGTTCACGGTCTTGTGTGCCGTTCTCAATAGCATTGACGTAAGCCTTGCTGATTGCTCTACTGGCCTGATAGTCTCCCTGAACCCGATACGGTTCACAGCCTGACTCGCATTCCCAGTTGCCCAGCATCCCAAGCGCACCGGCTTCGGAAAGGCCGTATCCACGCAACAGGTTATAGATTGTTTGATGATAGCTCATTGTTTACCCTCCAACAGGTAGTTAATCCATGTGTCCAAATCATCTGCGCTCATGGCTTGTCTCCTCCACTTGCTCCCATGAAAAAGATAAGTACTGCCGACACGATGGCAAGGTAGATCATGATTCGCACAAAAAGCATAATCTCACCTCTCGGTTAAATTTGCGCTTTGCCAGCCGCCTGTTCATCCGTTTGGCTTTTGCCCACCCTCTGTGATTGCTTGCCCAGCAAGCCCAGCGATGGTCAAACTCTGACTGGTCTTTTGGGATGTATTTTCGATATGATCTCAAGCGGCATCCCTCCTGAATATTGTAAGTACGGTTTTGAGCTGTTATTGGGTGATCTTGTCAAAACATCGTTTTTGTAATATACTGATTGCGAGAGGAGCTGATATGATGCAAAATCTTAACGACTCATACAGGCGCGATTTGGAAGAATGGAGTCGAAAACCTCACTACATTGATCCATACGCCATGTGCTATCCAACTTCTGGACGGCAAAAAGCCGAACAGCTTGCAGACCAACTCGCAAATGCAATCAGAGATTACTTCCATTCGCCCCGGAATTAACCGGGGCTTTTCTTTTTGTCACTGATTGTCACTTAAATAGGCCGTTAAGTGACTTCAGGTTTTGTACTCCTTGGAGTGCTTGTTATCCAGCTCCTTCAAATAATGGGCTATAGATCGAAGCTCTGATACAATAGCAGAGAGTCCAAGACACACCCCCAAAATTCCAGTACAAATTAATACACCTACTGCATTCATGTTATCCTCCATTAAATGACTTCGCGATTATGCCAGATCCCAACCATAAACGCCCGGTTCCCACACGTTATTGTCCACCGTGGAGATATACACCGGATCGTCCTTGGTCGGATAGTGTACTTTGTCTCCAGCCTGATATGCGTCTTGCGCCCCTGTCGGTTGCTTCCAGACTGGGATTTCTCCGGGTTTCGCTACCTCCGTCCAAAGTGCTGGCGTAGCATCTGGCGTCCACTCAGCCTGTGAGGTGTGCGCCTGAACGCACCGATAGAGCTTATCGGCATAACTCACACGCTCGTCTATGGTATATTCGGTGTCTGCTTCCCAGATCGGGAACAGTTCGACTGCTTCCAGAGCATCCTCATCTGGCAATGACTCAGCCGCTTTCTCGATGATGGGGCGCAACTGCCTAGCTCTTTCCTGTGGTTTCATGACTCCACCCCCATCAGAATGTCATAGGCTTCAGCCTTGTCCTCTGGCGTGTCTACGTCTGCCCACGGGGGAATCATTGCTTCATGGTCTGCGATAAACTGCGCTTCTTCTTCGGGAGTCATATCCCGAATTACACCGTTGTCCATGATTTTCATACGGTCACCCCCCATAATTTCACGTTAAATCCTGAAAGAAATAAGGAACCCTGATTATATAATTTAAGTGATAATTTATTAAATGGTCCTCCAAGATTTGGGACGTATACGATTGCATTGCCTACTGTTGATGCATTCATAAATAAGGTATTAGCCGCTATTGGTATTAACGGTGTGCCTGTTAACGGCGTACCAATCGGGACTTGTATATCAAAGGAAGCCGCGCCGTTTTTATAACCCCAATAAGAAGAGGTGTTACTAACATCGTTAAATGTCGGATATACCCATTCTACCCTTGAAAAACTGCCATTTAACATTAAATAATAAAGCGGATAACCAGAAAAATCCCCGGAAAGAACAATTTCAGAAACGTTTTCACTTGCTGTATAATCTGCAAGCAAAGTCTTTCCGCTCCCTGTCGGAATTGCCTGTACCGCAGAAACAAACCCAGCCGGGAATGCAAGCTGTCCGCTTGTGCCGCCCTTAGTGCGGATCGCATTGGCAACGCTTGTGAGGTCGGCATTAAGCTGTGCGCTATCTACCAGTCTATCAACCGCCATCAGTAGTTACCTCCTTGCCAAGTTGCGAGCGTCTGCGCTACCCATGCGCTACCGTTCCACACCAAAAAAGCACCGGAAGCCGGGGAAGTCGGAGAAGTGATTTTGTCACTTATTTGGCGAGTTTGGTTTTGCAGCGCTGCACCCACAGAACCCGCTGCATATGTCTCCTGACCGTCAAATCCGATCTCTCCGGCATTGAGGTCTCCCCATCCGGTGTCATAGTCCGTGCCGGACAGTTTCTTCAGAACCTGCCCCGCAGTACCTCCGCTTGCCACACCGGGGCCGGGAGAGCCAGGTGCACCCGGAGTTCCCGGAGTACCGGGATCGCCCTGTTCGCCCCTGGGGATGCCAAACGTCATGCTCCCCGTGGTGGATGCCTGTGTTGCAGGATCGGTAATCGTCGTTCTCGTAACCGTCGCCGCAGCTCCCGCTTCAAGCGTGGTGACGTTCACGCCGTCACGGAGAAAGTTGTTCCGTTCCCATTCCCGCGCAACTTCAGCAGCGGCTCTCGCTTCTTCTGCGCTTACCCGGTTCTGCTCGGCGGTAACACGCTCCGTCTCCGCGCTGGCCCTGCCTTCCTCGGCAGTCTGCCTGTTGGTTTCCGCAGAAGCCCTGTTCTGTTCCGCAGAGGCTCTCGTCTCCTCTGCCGAAGCTCTCGCGTTCTCTGCCTGCTGCACAGTCCCCTCGAGCGTGCTCAGGTCCTGAAGCCCAGCTTCTACCGCGCTCATGGCCGCATCTGCCGTCGCCTCCGCGTCCTGTGCCACATCGAGGATCTGCGCCCAGATCGACGGCGTCGGCTGTGCATCGGCAGGTGTTCCAGGCAGAGCACCAGGTTTTACAACGCCAAGGCTCGCCCAGATCGTCGGGATGATGACCGTACCCTGCGCGTTTTTGCCGTACACGCCGCAGAACACTACTTCGTCTTCCGTGGTCAGAACTTCCGGCGGCACAACACAGGTGAGGCTGCTGTCCAGGACCACGTCTACCTTTTCCCCGTCATCGCCCATGCGGAACACGGCAACCTTGGCAAGTCCGGCCCAGTCTTCAGACAGCGTGAACTCTACCCCGATACCGGCAGAGCCCACCGTCAGGGTTTCTTTATTCGTAACGACCGCTCTTCGCGTATCGACTGTAATCTGAATCATTTGTCTCAATTCCCTCCTTGTAGGGGAAAAGCCCCCGGTTACCCGAGGGCTTTATTCTGTGTCAATATAGGATCAGGTCGTGCTCTTCGCGACAAGAATACCGTTGGCCTTC